CAATCAGTGTTTTTGCGTCCATTTTCTTTCCCCTTCCTTAAGTATTCTCTGTCCTCAACTGCGACTTGATAAAACAACAGCGGATCATCTTCCAAGATAGTGACTAGGCAAACCGCTTTCTCCGGATCCGTGAAGTTTCCGATAACCCTTGAAAGCTCCGACAGATGCCGCTCTTCCTGCTCTGAATCGGCGGCAATGTCTCTGTCAAAATCAATCTCCCGGACCCGTCTTATCCGCTTTATCAATTCATAATTGACGAATGGCTCATTATTGTTCATGGCAATACCCCATAAGGCAAATTGCGAAACCAACCGAAAACATTACCGCACATAGCCAAAAACAGCCGTGATTGCTTGTGGATATCTCCGCAAGTCCTGCACCGCCGAACACTGTCAGAACCGCGCCGATAACTTGTTTACTCCCCTTGCTCATGCCTTGCCCCCTTTCATTAGTGATAAAATTTGTTCATCCGTGATGTAGTACGTTTTCCGTGTCTCTCCGTGATAACTCGCCCCCGGTATCTGTCCGCTCTGAATCATCATTCGGGTACACTGTTCAGATACGTTCAACATTTTGGATGCCTCTGTGATTGTTAAGCGTTTCATGCCTTGCGCTCCATTGTTTAATCTTCTAAAAATGTTTCGTAAGGAACATCAAGTGCGTTACAGATTTTCTTGTACTCCACAACATCAATGTTCTTTCTTGCCCCGGTGCATATATCCGATATAGCGCTTGCTGATATGCCCGTTGTGTTTGCAAGAAAAGCCTGTTTGATGCCCCTATCCTGCAAGTATTGCCCTATTCGCTTACCTACTTCCATATATCTCCTTTCCGACTACGATTTTTTCGTATGTCTATATACACATATTACTACGATTTTTTCGTATGTCAAGATATTTTTCATAATTTACTACATTTTTTTCGTACTATTTCCGATAAATGATGTATAATGATTTTTGAAAGGAGCGCAAAACATGAACAATATTGATTATGAAATAAGGGAAAATATCAGAAAAGTCTTGATTGAGTGTCGAGAAGAAAAAGGAATATCGCAGCTTGAACTTGCAAATAATTTCGACTCTAAACCGACAACCATAGCATCATGGGAACAAGGAAAGTCTCTACCAAGTATTCAGATGCTTTATAGGCTAGCCAAATATTATGGAAAGTCAATCGCTTATATGTATGGAGAAGAACATTGAAGAGGGGCAACGGTATGGGTACGATTGCAAAACTGCCAGGCAATCGCCGCCGCCCTTATGCCGTAAAGATAACCACGGGATATAGCGAAAAAGGCACACAACAGTATAAGTATCTCTCATACCACCGCACTTATAGGGAAGCCTTGCAAGCACTCAACCGATACATTGACGATCCTTACACGCTTACATCGGTAACACTCGCCACCCTATATAATGAATGGATAGCATTGCAGGACGGGAAAGCGGACGGAACACTCCGGGCATACGAAACCGCATACAAGAAGTTAAAGCCATTGCATGATGTCAAAGTCGGACAGATAGACCGCTTAACGCTCCAACGCTTCTATGATTCTCTGCCTGGAACTGTCAACAGTGCGGTTAACGTGCGGAAACTGTTGCAGAATCTTTTTAAGTATGCCGTAAAACGCGGATATTTGCCCGTTTCTGCCCTTAATCTTCATAAGGTGGTCGAGATATCGGATAAACCCGAACCGCGCAAAATTGACCGTAAAATCATAACGTATGAGGAGCGTATGCATTTGTGGGAACTGTCAAAGGAAAGCGAAACCGCAAAGATAATTCTTTTCTATATATACACGGGATTGCGTTATTCAGAATTGTTTGAACTGCAAGAAGAAAACTGTTACCCCGATCATCTGGAGATAGTCAAGGCAAAGACTAAAGCCGGAGTGCGTGTTGTTCCTCTATCGGACAAAGCAAAAAGTCTGCTGCCAATTCAGCGTGTACCCGAATATGGAGTGTTCAACCGATACTTTCAGGAGTTTTTGCCCGGTCATCATGTCCACGATACACGGCATACATTCACTACCATGTTAACCGAAGCCGGAGTTGACAAGCGAATCATCCGCGCTATTGTCGGACACTCCGCAAAAGACGTAACCGATCACTACACTCACATTGAATTATCTGTGATGTTGGAAGCCGTAAATCTTGTTATATAGCGCGTAATATAACGCGTAGTATAACGAAACAATAACATAACGTTATTAAACGTGAGAAAACAACGTAAATTTAGGCATTTGCTTATATTGCAAGTGCCTTTTTCGTTCATCTCAGATTTTTTCAATAGCGGATTTATGCGGTTATCTGATATGTTTGTTATATAACCCGTAACATAAAAATGAGCTGCCCGGCATTACCCGTAAGCAGCTCTATATAAGGGAAGATAAATAAAGGGAAGCGTTATAATAGAAAAATGTTTTTGCTGTTTTTGGCGCAGATCCACCCGGACGGAATCTGAACCCACGTTGCGGATCCGGTTGATTGAATGGCCTTCACTGTCACTCTGGTGCCTCTCCGCAGCACTGAACTACCACTCGGAGAAATAAAAGCGTGTTTCTTTCCGTCTGTGGTAAGTTGATTATACGGAACTGTATCGCCGTTTGGCTCTTGCCGGATGTTCAAGTCTTGCTGTGTTGTGTAGGTCTGTCCGACTTGCCACTGTTCGGATTTCGGAATATTAGCAAGTGCAGAATAAACCTCTTGCAAATGCCTTATACATCTGCTTCCGTAGCCTATATTACTGTTCCACCCTGCCGGTCCGATCCTCTCAAGATACTCAATATCCGTTGTGCAATTCTTGAGCGGACGATAACGGGGATACTCAAGGAACTTAAAATAACCTTCGCAACCATCAGCCATTGAAGTGAATACCCGGTATGTAGCCTTGTCGTTCTTCTGCTTGTTATCCATGACAACGGTCTGACCTTTGTATGATTCTCCGGCTTTCATTCCCCAATAGTTATGGTACTTTGTAGCAAGTCCACTGTTCCAACCTTCTTGAATTGACTGTGCTATCATAGCCACCGCAACATTGTGATAGCCATACTTGGCACACATCGGAACAAGGATGCTATACATTTTTCTTATGTATTCAGTTTTTGTCATTGTCCGACCTCTTATTGTACTGATATGTGCTTATCCCTAACAATGCCCCAAGAAACGCATCAATAGCGGTTATTGTGCCGACTATCTGCTCCCCATAAGGCAATCCCCATATCTGCGCAATGGCGAAGTACAGTGTTGCCACCGCCGGAAGAAGTATCTGCGCTACCCATTTCAATACGTCGTACATCTTGTCTGTCATCTTCATAATTACTCCCTTCTATGACTTCTGCGTCATCATATCCTGTTATATCTCCGTATCTAATCATGCGCTCTCCTAATTAGATATTCGTTTAACATTGTCCGTGTTTCCGTGACTTTGCCGTTACACCCTAACTGATGAAGTCCATCAAGCGTAGCGTACATACATTCCGTGAGCATTTCCAATTCTGCCCGTACTTCTTGTATCTTTGCCTCGGTGTCCGTGTGATTATCGTCTATCTCTGCCCGAATATCCGCTAATTGCTTGTCATAGTTGGCGTATATCTTGTCACGCTCGTCTTGAATATTCTTAATCAGTGTCGGCTCTAATTCTTCTTGTTTTTTCTTTTCGACATATTTGCCACCTATTGTTTTAATAATCTCCATTAAGATTTTATATCCGCCCCAAATTGTCGCTATTACTCCGCCCAACTGTAAGAGAGCGTTAATTGTTATCGGTTCTGTCATTTTCGTTCCTCTTACTATTATTACATTTTTGCCCAAATAATAACGTAGTCAACAATGACATTATATGTTGAGGGCGATACGGATGTGTTGAACTGTAACTGTAAATACCTTGTGGAAAAATCACATTCTACGCTCGCTCCTTGTGTTGCCGCATTCCACGTTTTATTTACTGTTATATCGTCTAATTGTGATGTGGCAATTGCTGATGAGTAACTACTATCAGTTTGTATTGCTTTTAGGCTGAAGGTAGTAGTTCCCTCCGCCGCAGAACCGCAAACTATATCAACATGGTCAATATCATATACTGCTCCTAAATCAAAATTGAGTTTAGCCCATGTGCCTTTAGGCTCTGTCTGTTGATTTGCCCCCCACATGCTCGCTGTGTTAATGGCATTAACGTTCGTCGGATTTCCACCCGACATTGTGCTTGATGCTGTGGTGCTAGACGGAGTAATTATTTGTATTTTACTATTTGCACTACCACCCCCACCTGCACTCATCATCATTTCTGTAAACATGTATTTATCTCCTTCCCCTCATGTGAGCCGCAATGCCACGACACATCACGGCTCTTGGAGGTTTGCAAATGAAAAGATGTTACTCTGCTTCTGGTTCGGGTGCAACGTATGTGTTCACATAGTCGGACATAATCTTGTTGCCGTATGAATCATAGATGATAACCATTGCGTGGTCATTCGTGTCCTTGATGATTGCTCCGCCTCTTGAATGATATGCCTGTTTAGCCGCTTCAAGTGTGTCATACACTCCCGAAATCTTGTACTCCCACTTCTTTGATTCTGCGAACCTGTACGCTTCTGCTACAAAGTATTTTGTTTCCATTTTCTTTTCTCCTTTACTTTAATATCCTTAACTTGCAAACTGTTGCGCTCGGTGCATCTGTTGTATATGTAAGTGTTACCGATGTACCACTACCTGATTTTGTTACTTTGCTAAAAGTATATGCACTATCGCCACTCGGTAACTCGTAGTATGGTCTACTATAGCTATAACTGTCATTCAGCCCCGTGAATGTTACCGTTCCGTCCGACTGTACTTGCCTTGTTGTAGTCCACTCGTCTGTAACAATATTCGCCGTTGCATTTCCGCTTTGATTAGCCGTGAATGTGGCTTTATTCGTACCGTTCTGCTGAATAATCAACTGTCCGTCATTCACTGTCGGAATACTCGCTATGGCTTCCGTCAACTCCCTATTAGTCATTGCATAGGGTACATAGGTATCATCGGGGTCAGAGGCAAGACGGAGCATAGGGTAAAATGTGAGGTTATTAATGGTTTGTTCCGTTGCTATTCTAATAGAAAGACATACATCATTACCAACATCTGTTAGTATATCGTTGTTTTTTACAAAGTCTTTCAATGAAACATAACTACTTCTACTATGTATTCTATATGCAATTCCCGGTTCGTTTTCTATTGGTAACCCGTTGATTAAACAACCTGCTAAACTACTAGTATCAAGATGTTCGGTTAAGGTTAAATAACATATCTCCGTAATCGTACCATTAGCCGTAACACTACCATCAGCATTTACAGTAAACGTAATCCCGTGAATAGTTTGACTTGTAGCGCCGTTAGGTAGTAAATTCTTCGCCCCAAGCACTCCGTTATCTGCGTAGATTTGTTCTACTACTTCTGCCACCGCCTTTCCACTCTGTGCATTACTTGATGTTGCGGAATAGGTTTGATCTACTGTGGGAATATCGGAACTATTTGCAAGCCCTAAATCTGCTCCCGTCTGATTGCCCGATAATGTGTGTCCGTTAATGCTCGGCTTGTTGGTCAAATCTGTGTAGTCAGATGTGCCACCGCTACCGCCCGAAAGCGTCATTTCATACTGCCATGTTGCAACTGATGGAACACCGCCCGTCACACACGAATACACCGCACCCTCTGACGGGTTAAGGAACATATCGCCCGAATTAGCATCTGCGACCCCCGAACCGGTATATACTGTCGGAAGTGCCGCTTTTCCGCTTATGCCCGTGCCTCTGTACCACTTATTGCCGTTCGCTCCATCTTTGCCATTCGTGACGATAAATGTATCTGTATTGCCATCGGTGTATGTGATGGTGTAAGTGTCTACAAGTCCAGACGTTGCGGTTTTCGCAATGGAAACTATACCATTTCCGTCATCCCCTGCTTCTCCCTTGAGTGTTCCCTGACTTGCCCAAGTGTTAACCCCCGTACACTTCCACAGCTCAAACGTGTCTGTGTTCAGATACAGCGATTTCTCATAGAATCCCGTACTTGAACTTGATGGACTCGTTACATCTGTACCCGTAGTCAGCACAACCTCGGCTACATCGTTGATCTTCTCGATCGCATCATGGATTGAACCGCGCACATCTTCGCCGTATATAGCCGATAGAATCCGCGCTAATTCAGTGCTTATGTCAGCCATTTCTTTCTCCCTTCAGTGTATTTATTTGCTCATATAAGTCTTGTATGCACGCTATTAAGTGTGCTATCAATTCTTTGTATTCAATGGTATGGTAGTTATCCCATCTCTCATACTCAAGCTCGCAGTCGCCAATGCCGCACAGATCTAACACCTCTCGGACTTCCTGCGCTATCAGCCCGAACCTGACACCATGTTCGTTGTGCATCCCTGCTTTTTCGTTATATTCGTAACTAACAGGACGAATGCTAGTTATAAGCTTGCGCGATATCTCTGTGTTGAGAGTTTGTATATTCTTCTTGATACGTCTATCAGATCCTGCTCCAGCTTCCTCTGCTGCTTTTCCGATATATATTGATTGATAATTCCCGTAATAAACATCATCGTTATATGCTGCAAACTGATAACCGCCCAATGCAAGATTGCAATCTGGATGAGCAACGCTTGTCAACCTAAAGAATCCACTTGTGCCGTCATATACTCGGAGCGAACCACCGCTTATTGATACACTTCCTGTTCGTCCTGAAGGACTCGGAGATTCTATTGACGCACCCGTTATTGTTCCACCACTTATGGCTGTACCTGTTATTGTGCCGCCGCTTATTGTATTACCGCTAACAGTGTTACCACTTATTGTGATACCTTGAATCGTTCCTGCGGTAATGAAATCCGCAACAAATCCACCATCCATTGTGGCGGCTGTTGTCACGGTCCATTCATCCTCCGGAGTCTCTCGTTCAAGATAAGCCAAACCGCCAAGATTCCACCGCCAGCACTTTGTCGCTTGCGTGTAGTCCATGTTGTTGGCTATCCTTAACTCGGTTATCTGGTCATTTGCGTTTGTCTCGAATGTGACATATCCGCCATCAACCCCGTTCAGTATCTCAAGCGCATTTTTCCGCGCCGCGTCCAAGATAGATGCCTTACTCGGTATATTCTTGACCGCTTCGGTGGTCTGCTGTGCCTGACTTGTTATTGTCCGCCCAGTCCGCACATATCCCGATAACGTGATGCTGTTCTTGTCGATGTTCTGAATATCTCGCTTAATCTGCGTGAGATATAACCACTGGTCCACTGCGAATGGCTGTGCGATTATCCGAACCGAATCGCCTATCGTGATCTCGTCCACACTCTCAACCGCCGACAAATCCACCGCCTCAACTTCCATTGTAAGCTGTGGCTGTGAGTATCTGGTTAAGTATGCCGCCGCCAATGCGTTAAGCGTGTTAACATCCGTCACTCCGTCAAATACAACCGCTTTTGCGTGTCTGCCGTATATATTGACCGAATCAGTATTTGTTATGGTTGTGCCTTGTAATTTAGCGGAATAACCCTCATATATCTCACTATCCAAGTCATCCCCGTATGGTGTGAGTACATTAACCAGATTGCTATAGTCGGATTCTTTGACGTAATCAAGAAGATTGTAGCCGTATTCAATCGGCTGTGTGGTTTGACTACCATAGTCAGCAAGTCGAACTATATCGATGTATCTTGTAACTACTCCCCCGGAAGTGACACGCCTTACCCTGATATATCCCGTTGTTGTTCCTGCTTGACAGATACAACTTCTCAAGCAATCAAGTATGCTCTGATCATATTCGGTCTGCCATGTGCAATTATCGGAACTGTCAACATTTGTGATATATCCGACTGCAAACTGTCTCTCTATTGACCGACTTGCATTATATGCCCCTATTGCGGTTTGAAAACGCTGCGCGAATGTCTCATCTGTGATAAGAGCCGGAGTTAAATATTCATCCGCAAGCCATGCCAAATCCTCAAGGCAATAAACATCGGCTATCTTTGCAAAATCCGTGTCAATATTGCGAATCTCTCCACGCCATACCTCAACATTGTCTTTCAGGATCGTCACAAGCGCACCTTGCGTTAACTCCGAATAAAGCGGATTCTGTGGCGGAACTTTGAATGTGAACTCTCCTGCAAGTCCCACCTCTTCATTTAATTCCGTGTCATATATAACCGCATCTTCTGATGCCGGATAATATAGGATTTTATTTCCAAGATTGACTTGATACATTATAGTGAACCGCTCCTATATACTATCTGCACCTTTGCATCTCCCGTGAATGTCAATTCAACATCCGAATCTCCACCGACTAATATTGATGGTATTTTGTTTGTTCCTGTGGTTAACGTGTATGTTTGACCGCCATAGTCTAGCGTTAATGTGCCTGATAAATCAGATACAACTATTTCGGGCGAAGTCGGCATATATCCTGCCGGAATGGTTATCGTTTCCGTGCCGCTGATCGTTACCGCACCGATGTATGTTATGATGCCCGTCTCAAAGTTAAACGGATCCCAGAGCCAAGGTTCAGCCGATGTTGTTAGGCTGTATTTGTAGGGTTCAGCGTTTGGAACATCAACAACGAACTTTCCAAGATTAAGAACTGAATTAAAGTCCTTTATATCAATTCTTCCGCGCCAATAATAAGATTTATCGTTGTCGAAAGTTATATGACAAATCTTACCGTTAATCTCGTTGCGAAAGGTGGAAATAACACTATCCCAAGTAACTTTATTTCTTCTGCCTGCGAGATTTATCTTGATCGGGCGGCTTTTATATATCTGCCGACCCGAAACCGCCTCGGACAAATCAAGCAAACCGTTTCGCCCCGGTATTTCGATGTATCTCACTTGTTGCTCCGGCGCTCCGATACAATTAGTATTCGTTATATACAAACCCCAATCATCGTATGAGTGATAAGATTTATTTGTTGATTCAACCGTGATTTTGACACCATTGAATAAGTCAACTCTGCTCATCTATTGCCACCTCTAACCGCTATCTGTCCTAATGCAGCGTTATATGCCGGAGCGGTTGCCCCCACTAAAACACCCGTGTCAAGATATATTTCCTGTTTGAAGTTTTCAACAAAAGTTTCAAGCAATGCTGCGACTCTGCCCATGCTTACGCCACTATCAGAAGATACGCTTTCATTGTTTGTCTGTATGGTACGGACCGCACTAACATCAACGCTCGGGTCCATCAATCCCGATGTGGCATCTGTAAGTGCATTTCTAACAAGTCCGGCATTCTCCGTAATTCCCTTTGCATATAACTCCATCATGTCAGGTGCATATGTATGGAAATTAGACAGCGGACCTTCTTCTGGCTCCGAAAAACCAAGATATGACTTGATACTTTCGGCAACCTGTCCGACCGTCTGCTTGAGATGTTCCCACTTCTCTTTTATGCCGTTGATAAAGTTATCAATAATGTCACGGCCCCAATTTTTTGCATCCTGAACCTTCTGTGAAAAGCCGCTTTTGACCTTTTCAACAAGCTGCGCACCTACTTCAATGATCTTTCCGAATAACTTAACAATACCTTCAACAAGCATAAATATCAGTTTTGTTGCCGCCTCAAGTATCTTCGGAGCATTTCTGATGATGGCTTCCACAAGCTTAATGACTATTTCAGGAGCCTTTTCAATCAGTATTGGAAGTGCTGTTATCAGACCTTCAGCTAATCCCATAATCAACGCAATGGCTGCATCAATAAGCAAATCCACGTTATCAATGAGATATTCTGCTATCGTCAAAATTGTTTCAACTATTGTCGGAATTAGCTCCGGAAGAGCCTGTGCAATACCCATTGCAAGCTCAAGAATGACTTGCATTCCGACCTGTATCAATTCTGGAAGCATTTCGACAAGCATATTGCAAAGCTGCATAATCACATCTGTAATTGCCGGCATTAGCTCGGGAATGGCTTTTATAATTCCCTCTGCAAGTGATTTTATAATCTGAATCCCTGCTTGTAACAAACCCGGCAATATTTGCTTTATCAAGTCTGGTAATGCTTTCGCTATTTCAGGAGCAAGTCTTGTTATTAACTCTGAAACGCCAGTAAGTGCTTGCTGAACAACCGGAAGAATGTTATTGGCAAACGCTCCGACCGTAGCTATCATATTATCAATCTGCGTCTGTAAAGCATTATTATCCCCGGTCGCAATGGCAACCATCATGTTTTCCCAAGAAGCTTTTACAGCAGATAGTGATCCCGTGATGGTTTCAGAAGCTTCAAGCGATGTGGTTCCTGTAATACCCATTTCTTCCTGAACAACATGAATGGCTTCAATAATGTCAGAATAATTAGATATATCGAATTTAACGCCTGCTATTTTACTTGCATCGGCAAGAAGTCTCTCCATTTCTGTCTTCGTGCCGCCATAACCAAGTTTGAGATTATCAAGCATGGTATAGTTCTGCTTTGCAAAGCCCTGATAAGCGTTCTGAATGGATTCCATAGAAGTTCCCATTTTATTCGCATTATCAGACATATCAATAATAGCTTTGTCAGCTAACTCTGCCGATCTTGCTATATTGCCATCCGTTCTCATTAGCGATTGATTAAGGGAAGCTGAAAAGCTCATAACTGTTTCCATGTAATCATTCGCTGATAATCCGGCTGTCTTAAAAGCATTTTGAGCGTTTTCTATTACGTCTTCGTCTAAATCTTCGAACAGCGTAGTAATACCACCTGTCAACTGTTCGTAATTTGCAAACGCATCTGTGGCGCTTTTCACAACTCCAGTGACGGCCGCTGCGCCTGCTGCCGCTGCGCCTGCCATTGCCTTGCCGACTACACCGACAACGGCTCCGAAACCGCTGCCGAACGATCTCCCGGCATTCTGTCCTTCTCCGCCAAAATGTTGTTCAATTTTAGGGGTAACTCCTTCGAACGAAGGCTCTATTTGCACATACGCGGTTCCGATGTTGTCAGCCATGTTTCCATTGCTCCCTTTTCCGCTCCATCCACTTTTCGTAAGCTTCCGGAGAACCGAATGACATCAATTCGTCTTTTTTCTTCTTCTCTGTGAGCATCTTCAATATGCTCTTGGGCTTTTTGGACGCCTTATGTCCGCCCATGGCCCATATCAGCCCATTAAGGCTATCTTCTATCATTGCAAGCAGAATCTGATCCGTTGTGAGATCGATTCCGCTCTCTTTTCGAACTATCCTTGATGACGCAGGCAAGCCCACGGCAAGTGTGGCTATCAAAGAAGGCTTCATGGCCTTGTAGTCATAAATGCCGTAGGTTTCTGCCAGATCGCAAATAAGCAAATCCTCGCATTCGTTGATTAAACGTGCGAGGATGATGAGTTTTTTGCGTTTATTGCATCAAATATCTCTGTCAGTTCTGAAAGCATCGTTCCGGTATCGCATACCCCTTTATTGGTCGCTGCAACCGCATTCATGAACGTTATAACGCCTTCATCGCTTCCAAATACAAGTTTCAGAATGCCTGTGATGGCTTTGCTCTGCTCTTCAATCCCGGCTTCTTTATCCTGCGCTTTCGAAAGATAGAACAAAAAACGAGCATCATCTCTGATCCGCTCATCAATTTGAAACTTTATACCGCTTTTTGTTTTCCCTTTCACCATATCTTCCTATCCCTTTTATTAAGCACCTTCTGTGTACTCGACATGAGTCTTTGCGCTTGAATCCGGATATGCACTTATCGTGATTCCGTAAGCAATCGCATCAGAATCGTTGTAAGTGATCTCATCTCTGGAAGTGATTGCACCATCAGGAATGACGATACGTCTTGCGATTCCGCCACGAAGAGCAAGCTCAAACACCCAAACCGCCTCTTCGGGATCTTCTGCCACTACGTTAACCGTAGAGTTCCCGCTCGCATCAACCGTAACATTGTCAGAGCCATATACCGCCTTGAGTACATCAACATTCTTTGTCTCAATAAGTGCAAGGGAAAACTCATCATTCATCTCTGTAAGAGAGCGAAGTACGATATTTCCACCCCATGCCTTTGTTGCCTCAACCGAAAGCTCATTGTTGTTACTTAATCCGTCTTCTGACACATAGCCAAGAGAAACGAAAGCAGGATCAAGTGCTGTGGTCGCATCTGTCGGAAGTGTGGTCCCGATAGGAGCGCGATATACGGCACCGGACACATTAGGTTTTCCAACTGTAACGTTGGTTGCTGTATTTGCCATTTATTAAGTCTCCTCTCTGTAATAGTAGAAGTTGAACGTTAATTCATATTGATAAACGTTGTTTGCGGAGTCTATCTGTGCTGATTCTCCGCCCAACGTAGAACTTGTGATATAGTCTTCTGATATAGCATCCAGAAGTGCATCTTTGACCGAATCACGAAGCTGAGCTGTTTTGTAAAGCGTACTTGAGCGGACCGTCACGAAGAACGTTGCCGCATCAACCTTGTTAACAAGTCCTGAATCTGCCAAGCGAAGCAAAACATACTCTTTTGGCGGATTCTTCGGTTGTTCCATCAGCACCGGAATCGGATCAATTTTCTGTGCAAGATAATCTCTTATTGCTACCTCAATCATTTCTGTTTCCTCTTGTTTACGAACACTTTTGCTCTGTCAAAGCCAATAAAAGGCTTCATTTCCCCACCATCAGCCTGACCTTGAGCGAACTTTTCTATACAAGCAAGGCATTCTTCCGATTGAAGCAGCTTGCGTATTCCTGCATCGTTCTTTTTGAACACATAATCAGCCATATCTTTCGACTTTCACGTTCTGCCCCCATTTAAGGGGAATATTGCCTTGTATTCCTGTCTCTGGATAACCGATAGTCCTAAATCGTTCGCCCCAGATAATCACATCTGTATCAACCCATGAATGCTCATCGCCTTTCGGAACTCCGACAACATAAGCTATCTTCTTGCCGTACATTTCCATTGTTTGTGCGATATCGTCTGTTGAAGGCTGACCGACAAGGCATCCGGGAACGTCTATCAACTCTTCGGTTTCTGTCGGCATACCGAATGGCTCCGGAGCGC